TGTTAAAAGAAACAGTAGTCCTGCTAGAGCCACCGATGCGGCTACCAGTACGAGAAATTGCTGATCTCATGACAATGCCCTCCTTTCATAGATTTTGCTTTATTATAGCAAAATCTGCCGCCTGTTTTAACTATCACTATAATACACTTAAATACATTGCGTGTCAATATAACCGCCCCTGTCGCCGCCGCCTGCCGCCCCGGACGGATCACACAAGACACAAAAAGCCCCCGGACGACACGCACGCCGCCGGGGGATGCGCCCGGGATGATCATCAGCCCCGGGAGATTCTTTGATGTAGCCCGAAAATCTCTTTTTCTGTGTATGTAAGATCATACAGCACGCCTGCAAGCTGATTTTTCAGAAGTTCTATTTGCTGTCGCCGTGTTTCGATTGTCGGGATGATCTGTGTCATGTGGTCTGCTTTTTTCAGATATTCGGCACGCTTATTCGCCGCCGCCTGTATCAGTTCGGCGGCATTTATGCGCTTGTCGCCGGGAAGATCACACCACAAGATTGTCATATATTCGCCGGATTCAGAATAGTACCATACATTCAAAACTTGCCTGTCGCCGTTTGTTTTCTTTTCGGCGTATATGCGCCCTATTTCAGCCTGTAAAGCCGTTTCAAAACGCTTGTTGTATATTTTACCATCAAACGCCAATAAGACACGCCGCAGGGCAGGGAAAAGCCCTGCCGCCGCTCTGCATTCTGTGATATATCTCTCTGCCGCCTGTGTATCTATTTCGCCGTATTTTCTGTGCATTCTGTGTACCCCTTTTCTGTGTGATAATGCCCGGGCTTGTATGCCCGGGCTTGTGTTGGTGCTTTATGCTGTTTCAAGTTCTTTGTACTGCGCCTGCTGAAATTTTGTACTGCCGTATGTATTGCGGATCTGATCAATCGACCATGCTTTTTTGTGGTGCTTGCGCTTGCCATCGTTCTGCCAATACCACATTTTTTTATTTGCTGACCACTTGCAACCCAGTTCTTTTAACTGATCTTTGTACTGCTTTGTGTCGCCGCTTACCCATACCCAACTGCCGCACAATTCAACATTTAAGCCCGGGAAAGTCAACAGGGTGTTGATGATGTTCATGAACTCTTCGGCGGTTTCGTGCGTTGCATATTCGCCAGTCTTTTCATATGTGCCGCCGTCTTTGCTTGCGTGTACGTTCTTCAGACGATCAAACATTTTAGAGAACTCTGCCTGCATTGTCTTGAACTCTTCTTCGTTGCCGCCGTTGTCGGGATGCAACTTCATCGCCGCCTTGCGGTATGCTGTTTTCAGTTCTTCAGCGGTCTTGCAATTTGTGAAATATGCCATATTGAATACCTCTCTTTCATTTGTGGGCTTTATGCCCTGTGTTGATGTTGAGATCATAATATCATATAGAATTTTGCTTGTCAATACATTTTTTGAATTTTTTTGAAATTTTTTTAATTTTTTTTACAAAAAAGTATTGACATATATTTTCGCCGGGTGTATGATCAACACAACAAATCAATCACAGCACACAGGAAGGAGATCATAGAAAATGAATAAGCCTTATTGGGAAAACAGAAAAGAAAAGATCATCACTGAAGGATTCGGCAGTTATAAAATGTCTATCAGATATATGGCAAACAGCAACATGGCGCAGGTGACTGTAGAAGATACAAGTAAATTCAGACTGCCGCTTATTTGGAGCAGACCTATGACAGATGAACAGGCAAACGCCGCACTTGAAATTTTCAAGAGCATCGGATTTTTTGAAGTAGCATAAAGCCCCTGCCGCCCGGGATGATAGGCGGCGGCTATAATGTAGCCTATGGACGTTGCAAGCCGTCATGAAAAATACAGAGCATAGCAGAACATTGACAACAACACACAGCACACAGAGATCAACACAGCACACAGGAGGAAAAAATCATGATCTTGAATTTTGACAAGGTACAAAAGGACTTTTTGACGGCGGCGTTGAAAACTTCGCACGACAGGACAAAACACAATGACTGGATTTACAGCCATAGCGAAGAGAAAAAAATGATCATTTTATCTGACGGTCATTTTTTAGCCGCCGTGCCGGAAACAATGTGTTTCGTGAAAGCACAGGACGACTGCGGCGTGCGTATATTACAGCCGCAGACATTCGAGAAAATGATGCCGTCATTCTATGATCAATCGGAACGACTGACCGACAGCATGACAACACGACAGATCACCGGGGCAAAAACAAAAGTACATATTTTCACGACTGCCGCCGGGGATGAAATCAAGATCGATGAAAAGTATTACAGTTATTTTTCATCGATGGATGAAAAACAGTTTTTCTGTAAAGGCAAGAAAAACCCTGTTTACGTTTTTGTCTATGATCAGTTTGTTGGATGTATTTTGCCGATAATATGAGAGGAGCGAAAAATGGGAAAATTAAAAAATGTACTTTACGCCATTGTTGCAATTATCGTTTTTATCATTCTGCCCGGCATCGCCGGATATATTGAAACAATGTGAAAAATACCCCGGCAAAATGCCGGGGCTTTTTATGCCTTGCTTTGCAGGCGTTTTATTTCAGATTCGAGGATCAGCCAACGGCGTGAGCCGGGGATCTGACTTGCCTGTATTTTGCCTGCCTGCGCCCAACGCCGGAGCGTTGAAACCTTTACACCAAGGGCTTCAGCCGCTTCCACAATGCTATACCCTTTTTCTACACGATCAGCCATATTGCATTCCTCCATACCACGATAATATACTATAATGCAATAAAAGTCAATACTGTGAAATATCCATCTGCTCCATGTTGCATAACTGAAAAATATTGACCTGTGACGATGCTTCATCAATCCGCTGTTTTGCCTTTTCGTAATAGACTGGATCAATCTCAAATCCGATGTACTTGTGATCTGTTTCGTGACAAGCGATCAGCGATGATCCCGAACCGACATGAGTATCAAGGATTGTATCGCCGTCCTTTGCATACCGGGAAAGCACCCACTCATATAGCCGGACAGGTTTTTGCGTTGGATGGATCTTTGCTTCCTTGTTTTTCATATCGCCCTGTAACATACCATTCCACGCAAACTTGAAAATCCGTGTTGCAACATCAAACGAAGTCCATGCCAGTTCAGCATCAGCAAATGAAACACCTTCCGGCTTTTCCTTATCCCACACAATCCATCCCTGTGAATCCGGCAATAACGATGCGTAATAATTGCCGCCCCAAATGATCTGATTTTTCGATACTCTTAACAGTTCCTTGAAATAATCATCAGACGGTCTGCCGTATTGCCATACGCCAAGATGATAATCATTCCTGTTCTTTGCAACACCGCCGCCCATCTTATTTGACATATATCCTCCCTGCGTAACGCCGCCATACGGAGGATCCACTATGGAAAGGTCAAAATAATTATCGGGAAATTCTTTTAGATAATCCATACAATCACCACATACAAAACTATTCCATTCCGGGATCATTTTTTCTTTTTCCTCCTTGCTTGTGATGCTCTGATCGCTCTGCCTTGTTTTGCGGCATCTGACTTGCGCTTATACACCTTGCCGGATGTACCGTACTTATAGCCGCCTTTTACTTTTCTTACTGGCATTATTCTACTACCTCCGCACCTATTTTCTTGTAATATCCTTTACGCTTTTTCCAATAACCTTGATACAGCCCAAACAGATCAACAAAATCAATCACCGTGCCATAATCCTTACCATCCGCTTTACGCCCTACACGCCCCACAGATTGAATAACCGTTGTCGAATCCTGTTCCGGCGTTGCAAATACCACATAGCATAAGTTTGGCACATCCAAGCCCTCCTTTGCAAGCTGATATGTGGCAAAAATGCAATCGATCTCACCAGTATTCAACGCTTCAAGTGCCTTTTTGCGCTCTTCCTTTGCTTTTTTGCTTTGTCCTGCGCCGGATATGCAGACTGCAGTGCCGTACTGATAGCGGTTGTAATCATCGCACATTTTTTTCAGATATTCCACCCTGTTTGCAAGCACCATTGTAGGCATAGAAGATAAATACCGTAACTGTTCCAATACTTTATCATACCGCATAGCATCGTGTATCATAGCATCAATTACTTTGCTATAATCGATTGTACCATCACCCATCAAGATGCATTCATAATCCGGCATCCAGTTTGTATCTACTTTCAACACTCTGACCGGGCAAGTAGTGTGCGCTACCTCTTCACGGCTGACCTCATGCAATTTCTGACCAAGCAATGCGAACATAGCGCACTGCAAACCATCCGCACGTTTCGGCGTTGCTGTCAATCCGATTTTGTACCGTGCTGAAAGATTACTGATCACCTTGTAAAATTGTGTCACTCTTGTAGGTGTTCCGGCGCAGTGCTGTGCTTCATCAACAATGATCACATCAAACGTATCACGCAGACTGTTTAAGTCAATTTTTGCCATCGTCTGAACTGTTGCAAAAGTGATCGTACTTCCTACATTGATCTTGCCTGCCGTAATCGTACCATAGCCGCCCTGTGATAACACTTTTTCTGCACGCTGTTTGCTTTGATTTAAAAGATCCTGTGTGTGTGTCAACCATAACGCCCTGCCGCCGATACGTGCGATAATTTCAAGACCGCATTGCGTTTTCCCCGATCCGCAAGGCATCACCAGTATGCCGTTTTTGCCCTTTATCGCCGCCGTGACAGCGTTTTCTTGATATGGGTATAGATTTATATTACTTTTATACTCTGTTTCTCTTACAGGCGAAATATCGAAAATATAATCATCCTTTACCGGGTGTATTTTCCACAGATCATTCAGACAACCGAACGGCATCTTTATGTCGTGTGCTATGGCTTCATACAGATATAACTTTTTCGGCGTGTTTCCTGTCCATTTCCCCATCTTTTCTAACTTGTAATAATCGGGATTGTCTATGATCAGATTTTTTTCACAGTATGCACGCACCGCCGGAATCGGATCATATATTATCAACTGATTTTTTACTCTGATTTTCATCATATCCCTCCTCGCAAGGTAACGGCAGATCGCATTCAAACGGATTGCAGGAAAATGCCTTGCAAACATCGTCCTCGGAATCGTAATACTCGCAACCATCACAACTATTTTCGATCATCTTCTTCATCATCATCGTCACCCCCTGCACTGCATTCCGCCCGGTGTGGGCATAACTCACACGCCGCACCCAAATATGTTCCAAAATTCCAACACCACTCGTATTCTTCAACCATCGGTATCATTCTGTATCACCTTCCTTTGGTTTGTACTTATCTATAATTTCATAGATTTCGCTCATCGTAAAAATAGGATTCATCATTGGGTTTTCAAATGATCTATCTTGTATCTCCGCTGTTATCTTCCCCCAAGCTTCTCTGTGGGCTTGTAGTTCTTTCAGCCATTCCACCATCTGCTGACATTCTTCGGCTTCAACAGTAGGCTTTCCGTTCCAAGTAAGTTTTGCGCCTTTTTCATATATCTCTATCGCTTTATCAAGTGTCATTCCTTATCCTCACTTTCTGCCTTGTACGGCTTCGGCAACGGCATCCATGCCTTAACTAATATATAGGGTTTATAACACCATTTACCATCCCCTAACTCTGCTATATCAATGTATTCATAGTTTTCATCCATGTCATAGATTGTAGCCAAATATTCTCCGTCCTCTTCGGGCAATCTCTCACTAACAGGAATCCACCGCTCTGCCATCTGCGGTATACCATCATGGATTGCTCTGAGTTCCTCATCAAAGAATAGTCTGCCATTTACCCAATCCATAGCCATGATTTCATCATATCTGTCTTTGGATATATCAATTATTAGTTTCATTCTGCACCTCCTGCATCTTTGACTCGAATAGGAAACAATACCCATCTTCCTTTGTCTTACATCCATCACCCCATCTTTTACAGATTTCGTGTGCTACTATAAGTGGTATTCCATTAACCTTTGCCCAGCTATCATATTCAAAGTATTTACAATCCTTACATTTCCCCATCTTTGGCATCGGTGATACGGATGGTAACGCATGAATGCCTTTAACAACTTGCCCCATACTTAAATCGTAATCTGCTACTAATTCAAGCACCGCCGTTCTGCTGATAGCATCCTCACAAGGCTGTTGCTCAAGTGCTTTGATAACAACTTCGATAGCCTCTTCCATTGTGTAAAAGTCCGGCACATCTGGATTATCATAGTCTACGTATTGCTTTAGTATATTGATTGCCTCATCAAGTGTCATTCTGTATCACCTCCTCTTCTCTCAATCTTTCGATAATTCGATTTGCCATTTGAATAAGTCCATCATTAAAAGCAAGAGCATATAAACATTCATCTTTTTCACTCGTAGCGTGACTTTGATTATCTGTTATTTCATCTATAAGTATTGCATTTACATTCTCTATTGTCATTTTGCATCCCCCATTTCCGCAATCGCTTTTATGATATTCATATATTCTTTGCCTGTTTCTTCTACAAGCCATTCACTGCCAGTTTTTATTTCCACATCCATCAATGTACATCCATCGTGATAGATACCATCTGCTATCACGTAACCTGTATGATTGTCCATTCTTGTGATCAAAAACGGTCTTTCATTCTCACCTTTAAATTTTACTTCACTCCCTACTCGTACCATACAACACCCTCCTGTTTACTGCCGGGGCAAGCCCCATACCCATTCCTGATATAAAACTCAAAATCGCTTGATCATCATACTTATCATACAAACCTTGAAAACAGGAATTAAACTCTTTTACATTGCCGGATCTGTATGCTTTCCATATCGTTGTCATACAATCGTGCAATGCTTTATCAAGTTCATCCTGTTTCATTTTGATCACCGCCTTCTTCAAACTGAATGTTTCCGGCTTCTCTCCAGTGCATCACATCAATGCCCGTAAGTTCCAAACAATTTTTGCGAATATCCCAACCTTCCGCTTGCGCCCTACGCCATAACTGATCACACTGCTCCATCGTATATTTAATATCATCAATGCTCATATCGGTACTTTCATATAATGTCAATGCAAATGATGATAGCAAACGTGGAGTATAATCTTCCACAATCCTGTTTACAATGGCTTTTTCAAGTCCATTTTTGCCCCTATGAAATCTACTGCTCATTACGGTTCTCCTTGATATACAGATTTGTTGCCCCATCTACAACAAAATACTTATGACCACAGCCACAATATACGCAATACTGCCCGGTTTCATCCATCTTTTTATTGTCTGTTCTGTTCGGATAATGCCGGGCATTGCATCTCGGACATCTGATCACGACCTTGTATTTATTACGCCATTTAGCCCATGCCTTTTCATCGTTCCATTTCTGCGACAAGAAGCCCATAACTGATACCCCTTTCCTTTGCCATCCGGCACATCTGATCAAAAGTATATTTCGGCTTTTTCGGCGGCTTGTGTTCTCGCATCGGTATACTCTTATTATTTCCGTATAGATCATAATGTTTTTTACGACAGGCACTGCACGCCTTTTTATCATCATCCCTAGGATTTCCACACAGATAACATTTACCTGCCGCCATAGCCTTTGCAATGCGTATATCCCTGTATTCTTTTTGTGTAAGCACGTTTCATCCCTCCGCATCTACCCAAATTATCTGTACATAATCACCATATGTAGCGATCCATTCTTTAGCCGCCTGCATATCCGGCTGAAAAATATCAATCGCCGTACCGTTTCGCAACTTACGATTACCGCCAATATCCCGGCATTCAAAATAGCCGATCCACTCACCTTCCATCGTCCACACAAGGCAAATATCACCTAAATGATCTTTGTTACTTGCGCATACACCAAAATACGGTACAGTACCATCATACGTTTTATTGCCTGTCGGCAAATAGCACGTACACCGTACTTTTTGACGATCTTCCAAAGATAATTCCGGCGGTGCTTCAATGCCAAGTAATAAACTCAAAATCATTGCCAACATATAGCATCCTCCAATAGATCAATCGTTTCACGTTCTTTCAAAACTGTATAATGCACAATGTAAATGTGATTATCGTATTTTACTGCTATTCTAGGGACTTTGTTTCCGGCTTTTATCCATCGCTCAAAGGCAAATATCTGATTATATTCAAGTCGCCGGATAGAGAATTTTCTTTTTACGCTTGTCTTGCAATCGTACACATACGCTTCGCCGCCCTTAACCGCTATCACATCAAACGGCTGTCCCCCATTAGGGGCAGGGGATAGGAAATGCACCCAATATCCCCTGCTTGCCAACAGATCGCAAAACTCACGTTCAAACTGATTGCCTAAACGCTTGTTATTCATCCCTCATACCTTTCATAAACTCAACATACTTTTTAACTAAATCCCATCTGTCAAGGTATTTATCATAGATACTTTTTTGTATTCCAACAGATAATTGACTTTTGCCGGACAAAACGCAGGATGGTATAATATATGTTTTTATGATTTCGTCCTTATCAATACAGAAACAAACAAATATATCACAAGTCGGATTTTTCTTTTCGAGGTTAAATGAAAACGAAAGACCGTTATGACATTTTAATTTTCTCGATGCCTTAACATCAATTTTTACTGATCCATCCACAAGCAAATCATACGGATGCCTTACTGTCATTTGCTCACATTCATATAAAAACCGATCTTCTATTTCGTGCAGGCAATATATTTCAAAATTGCGACCGTACTCTGTTTCGCTTTTTTGTATTTTAAGATTTAACATTTCAGCGATTTTTTTATGCCCTCCGTGTTTTGAAACGGCATTAGATAACCCCGAATTTCCCGTATATTCATCCATCATTTTGAAAGATGGCATACACCCGGATTTACCCGATACTTGCAATACTTCTTTTTTGATGTTTTCCAACGTCCATTTTTTACCGTGTGAATATCCCATATAGCACCTCCTTAACTCGTTCTGACTATGCTTATTATAGCATAATCAGAACATTTGTCAAGATTTACGTTTTAGAACGGAATCTCTTCATCCACTCCTGCCGGAACATTTACATCCGGCTGACTGTTACCGCCTAACATCGGCTCTTCCCAAGCAGGCAACTCGTTCTGCTTGTCTGCCTTGATGAAATAATGGATCTTTGCCTGTGGGCTGTCGTTGTACATTTCGTGCTTTACGTGGCACGCTCCAACCTTGCCTACCCAGTTTGTAATGTGGTTGTCACCTTCGGGAATGTCCTTGAAACTATCGTAGAACTGTGTCAACATTCTGTTGGTAATCTCCGGCTTGTCCGGCATAAATACGATGTAATGATACAGGATGCTTACGTGACCGCTGACTTCAAACTGCAAAACGATCATATTTTTGCCGGACTTGCTGACCGCCATTTCAGCAGACTTGATACGGATGCGGTAATCTCCTACCGGGATCAACTCAAAACTTGTGCTTTCTTCTCTCTTAAATTCCCATGCCATTTTTTCAATCCTCCTTAATGAATTTGATATACAACACCTGCTCCAAGTTGTACAAGCCAACTACCTGTTTACCGTTGTAGACAAAAAACACCTTGTTGTCTCCGTCTACTTCATAATCGGTGAAATCCTTTACCGTGTCCATACTGCCACGGATAAAAGCAATCTCAAGCATTATCATCACCTCCCTTTTTTCTGTTTTTCATAACATTCTCAAGTGCGTTCAGCAATTCATCCAGTGCTTTTTCGCGACTGTCAATGTTCTTTGAATCTACATTGTTGACATTATCAATCTCGAAAATCTTTTTTGAATAATTCTCGAAATAGTCTCGGTATAACTCTGCCGCACATCCATTCTTCTTCAGCAATTCATTATAGGTAATCAGAATCATATATGCTGTATCGGCAATAATATCATCTATACCACCACTAATTTCTAATAATGAACGACCATTGTGATTCATATAGTGGATCATTTTTCTACCCCCCATTTCGTAAATTCTTCAACCCGGCATCCCTTGCGCATATCAATCTGATTTTTCGCATAAATGCTCTGTGTGGCTTCAAGTATTATACCATGAACGCCTTCTTTGTTGACCATGATCTTGCCTACCACATCACATAATCCGCAAATATTATCAACGATCTTTGCGCTGATTTTCGGAATAAACTGCGAATACTTTGAACCGTCCGGCTGAACGATCTCACGCACATCTTCCCAAGCAGTCCATACGATATTTACGCCCCACGTTTTCATCAGCCGGAGAGAATTTACCAACTGAAACTGCATATACTGATAATCAGCCATAGCAGGAACACCCTTATTTTTGCCCTGTGCGCCAAGATCAGACAGGATGCAACGCTCCAACTCACTGATATTATCAACGGCAACCGTTGTGATATTATTCTCTTTCAGAAAAGCCGGGCTGATCTCTGTTTTCAGCAGATTTTTCCAACTATCAAAAGTATGGATGTTATCGACTTCCGCAACTATAATCTTGCTTGTGTCTTTCACAACCTCACCCTTTGCAAGAGTACGCATAACGGTTCTATCCACATCAAGCACAAGCGTATTACCTTCAGAATGCTCCGCAATCGAACCAATAGCGGTTGACTTACCGACACCCGGCGCACAGTATAAAAGTGCTGTGTACGGTGCTTTCAGATCTTCAGAAATTTTCTTAATCTGCATCTTCTTTCACCTCATTTCTTCTATTCCACTTACCCACCAGTAACCCAACACCAAGCCAGTAATTATTATTCGGGATATCATACTCTTTCAGGTCCATCTTACAAACCTTGCACTCAATAGATAACATTGAATGACCATTCTCATCACACAGTTCCTCATAGTTTTTCTGCTCCGAAATATATAATTTCGTATTCCCACAAAACGGACACGGCTTGTGCGCTACGTTTTTAATCTCGGTTTTTGATAATTCCATAAACATTGCCATAACTCATTCTCCTTTCGTGAATTCCATATACTGTTCATCCGGGCTGTAATGCAGGCAGATACTTGAATACTCGCAACGCCGCCCGAACTTTGTGCAATTACCTGTATTGCGGTACAATGTCTTTGCCTTTTCCATCACATCACAAATATCAGAGAAATCTTGCAAAAACTGAATGACTTCCGCATCTGTTCTTTCAACAGTAAACAGCGTTATTTTCTGATCAGTATCTTCATCGTACCATTCAACCATCCGCTTGAAAAATTCTTCATCAGTTTCATTTTTCTTCAGCCGGATTGTCGGCTTTTTGCATACGGTATAGTAGACTTTCCGTGATCCAGTCAACGCCATATATGCAAGTACCTGTTCATCCCATAAGAGATTATATTCATACTCGCCACCTTCGGAAATATCCATGCTTGTTGTCTTGTGTTCAACGATGCAACCATCCTCGGATAATCCATCAACAAAACCGTGCAGGATATGATCACCGACAGGCAATTCCAGTTCCTTTTCAACCGCCACAACCTTGATATACGGCAAAATATACTTTTTGAACGCCGTTGCCATTGCACATTCCTTTGTGTACTCTTCCGGCAATTCCTCTCCTTTTTCAAGCGTTTCAAGGAGTGCGTGATATTTTCTGCCGATCTGTAATGATTCCGCAACCTGCACAGGCTCTAACTTTTCGCTGTACTTGAAATACCACGCTCTCCGGCACGCCTTAAAAGCCTTGATCTGTGATACACTTGCCCTCACTCTTCTACACCTTCCTTTCCATCGATCACAAGCAGGATCTTCTTTTCGGTCAACTTGCTTGGAGTCTGATACCCATTCTCCACGCTGTACCATGTCTGCAGGGTAATGCCTGCCGCCGCCGCCGCCTTGCGCTGTGAAAGATTGTTTTTCGCCCGGTATTCGAGCATTTTTTCTCTTAAAGCCATGATCTCACCTCTTTTCTGTATGATCTGCCGCCGCCGGAAGCCCCGGATGGCGTGCCGTGCTACAATGCTATAGTACATCATAGGATTGTCTATGTCAACATTTTTTTGTATTTTCTGTTACAGGTCAATACAACTTTTTCGGCGCATTATATAGAAGAAACGCCGCCCGGATAAAGCAAAATCAAAAAAAATCAAAAATTTTACAAAAAAGTATTGACATGCGTTTTTCGATCTGTTAATATTAAGCCACAACAGATCACACAGCACGCCGGACACGGCAGGAAGGAGTACACAATATGGTAAAAATGGATGTTCATGTACTTTTCAGATGTAGCAAAAAGACCGGGAAAATCGACACCACCATGACCGGGATCACCACAGGATTGATGCAGATGTGGGCGTTGAATAATACCACAAAAAGCAAGCGCACGCTGATTTTTAACCGGGAAACCGGGCAGTGCATTTTTCACGCAATCGGCGCAGACAGTATGCCGCATATTGAAAAAGGCGACTGCGGCACGTGTGAAGATTTTGGGATCAGTCTTGATGATCTGAAAGCAATAAAAGACGAAAGATTCGATAAATGAAATGCCGGGAAGCCCTGTAAATACAGGGCTTTTTCATTGCAATAAAAAAAATTAAAAAAATTTCAAAAAATGTATTGACATATAAAAAACCGTGTGTTAATATTAGATCAACATCAAACAAGGCAAGCCCCACAGAGGGCAGAGAGGAGATCACAAATGTTCAAAAACGGATTCAGATTTAAGGTAGTAAAAAATGGTATCATCGGAGAGATCACAGGATGCGGCGCAGGTATTTACACAGTAGCATTTTTCAGAAACGGCGAAATGTACTATATGGCAGATGTACACGAAGGAACGATCAGAGATAACTTAAAATACGGATATTACGAAGCAATCTAAACAAGATCAATACCGGGGCTGAAAAGCCCCGGATCAGAAAAAAGAAAAGGAGATCACGATATGACAAAATATTTTGTAATCGCTAAAAAATGGAGCGAAAAAGATCAGAAGCAGGTTGAATATATCGCCGGAGAATTTTACAGCTACACAAACGCAGAAATATTCAAAAAAATCTACTGTGAAACCTATAAAACATACGCCGAAATAAAAGAATTTACGGCATAAAGCAAGATCAGCCCCGGGGCATATAGCCCCGGGAACACAGGAAGGAGAAAAAGATGGATAAAAATCTAATGAAGTATATACCGAAGGAATACAAAAATTTAGTAATAAATATCAGCGAAGGCAAGCAGGAATATAACGAAATCACAGGCGGCACGGCGAAGCAAGTCATAGTGGAATGGGAGAACGGCGAAATATCAACATTTCAAAATAAAAGTCATATGAAAGCGGTTTTGAAAGAATTTCATAGCCCGGATGAATACAGGAGGTAAAAATTATGTTCAAAAAATTTCTTGAAGAGATCATAGCCTGCAAAGATCAGCAGGAAGCGTGGGATAAAGTTTTTTATGGCACGATTTACGAAAACGGAAAAGTCAAAAAGTACGGCATCGACATTGCATATCAGCACGAAAAAATCAGTTACAAGGAGCATGAACTACTGGCGGCGATAATTCAAAAAATGGCATAGTTTCACGTGAAACATTCAGCCGGACAAACACAAAAAGGAGGATCACACAATGACAAGAGAAGAACTCACAAAAAAGGTACAGGAACTTCGGGAACTCACCCGTATGGCAGACGAACTGAATGCAGAGATTGAAGCCGTAAAGGATGCAATCAAGGCAGAAATGAACGAAGGCAACAACTATGAATTGCACGGCACGGATTATAAGATCACATGGCACGAATACAGCACAAGCCGGATTGATTCAAAAGCCTTGAAAAAGGATCTGCCGGAGATCGCAGAAAAGTACACCAAGGAAACGAAAAGCCGCCGCTTCTTACTGGCATAAGATCACACAGAACACAGCACCGCCCCGGGGATGATCACCCGGGGCATTTTATTTGCCCTGTAAAGGGCTTATTTTGCCCTGTATGGGGTTTTATATGATCAGATGGTAAAATATACCTTGAAAGCATAAAAACGCCGTACAGGGCAAAATAGAGCGTTTTTCAGCCATATACAAATTTTTACAAAAAATTACAAAAAAGTATTGACATAGATATGTCTATCTGTTAATATTAAGCACAACAGAACACAGCACTTTACAACACAATAACAGGAGGTACACAAAATGAGAGTAGCAGACATTATTCTTGATCAGTTAGGCGGCAACAAATTTGTTGTAATGACCGGGAGCAAAAATTTTGTATCGGACGGCAACACCTTGCGGATGACACTTGCAAAGAACGCAAGCAAAGCGAATCGGTTATGGATCACCCTTGAAGCAGACGATACCTACACAATGCGGTTTTTCAGATACACCGCCCCGAAAATGAACACAAAAACATACACCTTTACAGATGAAAAGATCACCGAAGTAAAGACCACTAAAGGCGTATATTGCGATATGTTGCAGGACATTTTCACAAACACTACCGGGCTTTACACAAGATTATAAGACACAGAAAACAGCCTGCCGCCCACAGCGGCAGGCATTGTCACAGATCACAGGAGGAAAGATCATGAAAGTTGCAGACATTCTGAATATCACGACAGACTATACCACCGTAAAAATCTATAATTTAGCCGGAGAACTGGTCACAATGTATGACGGCAAAAACAGCATAGATGAAGCATACAACACTGCCGATATAGTACAGATCACCGCAACAGATAAAGGCTTGATAATATACATAAACGCATAAACAGAAGCCCCGGATCACCGGGGCTTTTTTCGTGCTATGGTTCTACAGTTTCAAAATGATCAGCGGCAAAATAATCTGCATAATCATTCACAAGGAAATCGAAATAATCAGCAATGAAATCTGCCTTGTGTTTAATCGCAAGACACCGGGCGCACAACTGATCTTCGCCGTCTTGATATATCGTCACATCATCTTCGCCGCACTGATCACAAAATACCGTTGTTATGTCATGGCTATATGGACACCCACTGCCCAAACACGGCAGACCCATCCCCGGACACCCAACACAATAATTATCTGTTTCGATCATAGATCGTACCCCCTTCCCAATCATCGCAGGATTCTCTTTCATCCATTTTCTGTGTCATATACTCACTATCCGCATTCATACAGCATCCATACTGATACCATCGACAGGTACTGCAGAACCGATATTCCGTGACATTGATCTCTTTACAACTGTGACACTTGATCTCCACACCAATAGGACGGACACCGCCAACACTCTTAAACAACAACCGCCTGCACTTGCCGCATCTACCGCCGCCGTCCTTATCAAAAACGATCTTTTGCATCAATTATCACCCCCTAAAAATTTGCTGAAGTCATATTGCCGATTATCTGAAAGCAATGATCCGGCATAATCCGTCACTCTTATGCTTGGATAAAGGATTCCTGCGCCTGTTCGTTTCTTTTCCGGCAGTCGCTTGCCGATTTCCCGGAAAAATTTATTACTTGACATTTCATATTCGTTGTTTTGTTTCGCCCATTGCATATAGAGTTGAAACAATGCCTGCGCAGTCATTGATGTTTTGTTTTCGTAGTCGATAATGATGCACTGCTCAATGAAAGTAGCAAGGAGATCCATTTCCTGTTTATACTCTTTGACCGCATCAAGTACGCATTCCGGCTCTTGAATGCCCTCTTTTTGCCACAATATACATCCTTGAACCGCCCATGCAAGGATCTGCGGTGCTTCCTTGCGCAATTTGTATTTTAGATTTTTGTCAACTTTTTCAGCCGGGATATTGACTTCAAACGGAATCAGCTTTATGCGCCGCCAAATACCGACATCCGTGCCACGAATTACAGGCTTATGGTTTGTGGCAATCCATATTTTAAACTCGGGCGTATATTCAAATTCATCACCATACAGAAAACGACAGGTGATTTTTGATCCCCCGGTCAACTGTTTCAAAAGACCTTCATTCAACCGCACGCCTTCCGTTGGTTCTTCACAGGTTACAAAACGTGCGGATTTCAGCCGGGCAATATCGCTGTTTGCCGTGTCATTCCCGAACCGCTTCAGCATAATGGATTCGGGCTGTGTGTTTGCCGCATACGTTCCCAGTATATCTGCAATCGTATCAAGAAAAGTCGATTTACCATTATTGCCGATACCGTACAGAAAATAGGCGCACTGTTCGCTATTTGAGCCGGAGATCGAATATCCCACGCATTTCTGTATGTATTTTTGCAACTCTTTGTTGCCGTTTGTAACATCATTCAGAAACGACAACCATAATTCCGGCTTTTTCTTTTCCACATCGTATTCAGAAAAACAGACTTTTGACATCATAAAGTTAGGATCATGCGGTAATAGCTCACCGTTTCGCAGGTTTACAATGCCATTTTGCACATTAAGATAGTTTGTATAGGCATCAAAACTGTCCGGGGATGCCGGGATCTTGTCAAGATGCTGACATTCTTTGATCATCGATTCTTTGTTTTTGCTTGAAGCCGTCCGGGATGCCCATTTCAATTTTTTATCCTGCATATCCTCGTCCTGTTCCATAAACGCTTCTTTTTTCAGATCTTCGCAGATTTCATCAGCCAGTTTTTTGACCTCACCGCTTTCATCAAGCCGCCAACACTTGCTATCCCAGTAATACCATTTCTTACGGTTATAGGAATACCGTAACACATCGGCATATTTATCATACAGCCTGTGTGCGTTTCCTGTATCTGTCATATCATAGTTTTTTGTCTGCGTTTCGACTTTCATTTCCCCGGATTTGAACACCGAAAAAGCAAGTGCTGTTTCATCCGTGTGTCGTTGCGGATCGTACACATCGCCACAATTCGCAATCGCCTTGCCTATTGTGATCTGTCCGTATGTCATAGATCCTGTTTTTCTATCCCATTTCGGGCGCATCAGACCGCTACAACGGAAAATTCTGTCCATCTGCTCTGCGTTTTTCTGCGTCCAAAATGCAAGCATATTGCAAAACGCAAGATCCGCTTCAGATTGGCTAGGATATGCGCCCTGCCAACTTCCATCATATAAGGCGGCGAACAAATAGCCACTTTTACAGTTCCTTGCCTTGTCGATGATCTCTGAATCGTCAAATTCAAGCGGCACAAATGTTTTTGTTTCAATTTTCGGAGTGTCCGTAGGCAGATATTTGCTGTGCAATAACTTGATTGATTCGGTACAATCAATGATCTGTGTGTATTTTTCATTGTAAATGTTCCCGGTACAGGCAAAATACCGCCCTTGTGAGTACATTTCAACGCCGCCCTTGCGCCGTGATCCGGCAGGCAGTTTACCTTTACAGATAATATGCAAACCGCTTCCCGACATAGAAATTTCAGCGTAACTTTGCAATGTTTCCACAAATTCATCGCAAAAATCTACCTTATCAAGACAATGATCGAGATCAACGCCGAAGTATGGCGGCGCAAACATAAATCCAATACCGTCAAAATGGAAAGTTTCACACGCCTTTACAGCCTGTTCAAATGTTCCCCACGATTTCGGATTATTCGACTGCGCATTTTTTCCAGTAGCCGGATTTTTGGGGATCTTGTCATTTCCTGCCCAACACACCCAACTATGGACATTTTTTAATTCAGCAGGAATGTTTTCAACTTTTGTTACCATAAGTCCTCCTTTATTCTGTTTTTTTGGATTATCGCAATACACACGATCTCCTGTGGATTCCCTTGCGATAAATAGAGAATATCACTTTTTTTACTATATGTCAATAATTTTTAGTACATCCCTATATATATCATGTATGATTTTTCTTTTTATGTATGATTTTTACTAAAAATAAAAAAGTGTTCATGAAAAAAAATAAAACATGAGAAAAGTTTATAAAATGAGGTAAAATGCATCATTTTGTACATGATCAGAAAAAGAAAAGCCCATCATAAAAGATAGGCTTCCCTTTGAGGTACACAATGTCACAGATCAACTCAACACTATTAAATTGTATCAGTTCCCCGGTTATTCGTCAAGCACTCGGCGCATCACACTTTGATATAATCTCGGATTCAGCACCGATAGTGCTGTCATAAGTTCATCGACAACAGGCATTATTTCCGATACGCTCCATCCCTTTACGGCTTGTGCAAATTCTGACTTGCCATCATATTCCGGTTCACTCGCTCTTGAATACATCATATTGCCGATGTCAACAATATGATCCGTTACTTCCGTTTTCGGGAACAAATGATCTCGGATCGTGTAAAACGCTGCCAACTTTATGCAGGTGTTCGCATTCGGATTCCGTTGTCCTTCGCATTCGGCAATAGCCGCCTGCAGATCCTGTTCAGTTATCACAGACGGCTACCCCCTTACATATCGTTCATAATGCTCTGAATTTTCTGCCGGATATGCTCATTCGGCGCATCCTGCATCAATTCCTGCAGGTCAGCACGAAAATCACTTTCCGCACGGCTATAACGCCCCATAGCATCTCTATTTGCCCCTCTGCGGCGTGCAAATGAATTATACCTATAAGACATACCATCGTTACGATATGAGCCATCCTGCGGCATATAACCGCTATATGTGCCATCCTTCGCTTCGATGATCTTATCAAGGTTCTTGATTGCGTGTGCCAGTTTATCCACAACATCAAGATCACCTGTGTTCATCTTGTCTTTTGTGCCGTACTTTTCCAGTTCTTCGCAAAGCATTTCTTTCAGATCATACAGTTTATGCATCTATCTCACCTCCTATGCCACACGATTGATCACAAGGTTACTGTTCTGCACTTCGATGGATGTTGCTGAATCAACTGTCGGATCAGCAGTCACATACCGCACGGACATTAAAAAACAACATCCCCTAGGTACTGTGATAATCGCCGTACAAGTCACGTTGCCGTATTCATCCACCGCCGCAGGCGTAAAAATCGCTCTACTTGTCGGTCTTGCTTCGCCGTTTACGGCTATCGCTACCGCTATCGGTGTTACAGTTCCACCAGTAGGAATAGCGATATTGCCATTATACGTTACTTGATACCGTGCAAAACAGTTATTCGTGATCCCACGCAGAATAAAAATCCCAGTTTCATCTTCGTGATAGATATAGCCTTTTGTGCAAGGGATAGATGCCGTAAACAATACAGGATCATTCAAAGCGACTTCCTGCACCGCATTTGCAAGATATTCTGCCATAGTATCACCCCCTTATACGCCACAACCGCATCCGTTGTTATAGCAACAATTCGGATTCTGCACAACGTATGCCGGGATCGCTCTCGGTGCTACATACTGCTCAACTTCGTTTGCAAGATTACGCTGTCCTGCCTGTATTGCCGCAGTCTGAACATCCTGTGATGCCTGTCCTCTTGCATACATCAACTCTGATCTCAACTGTGCAATCACATCATTCTTCTGCTCGATCTTATCAGCGCACAACTGGTCAAGAATCCGCTGTGTGCTTGCGGTCTGACTTGCGATAATCGCCTGTGTGGAGTCTGCAAGTGCCGAACGATCAGCGCAATTTTCCGTTGCTACTGTGTACTTCAGATCAGCGATGGATGCACGGTTTTCACAGCAACAATTCTGTAACCCCATAGCAAGGTTATTCATCCCTGCGGTTACTGCGGTCTGCGAATTAAACGCCTGTTGCATATTGGCGATCTGTCTTGCGTTTGCGGCAGTTTCCGCATTTGCAAAACCACCGTTGATCGTTGCGTTTACGCCTGCGAAACCATTACACAAACTGTTCTGAATGTCACCAGTAGATCCGCAAATCTGCGTAGACAGACTGTGAATACCATCCCGGATGGAATTTACATTGTCATTCAGCATCTGCGTGCGGATTCCGTCATTGAACTGGTTCGACTGGTTCATCCACGGATAAAGCATCGCACCGTCAGCGGCGAAACCGCCAACGCCTGCGCCATAACCGCCGAAACCGCCATTACCCCACCCGATCAACAGGAGCAGGATAATCCATCCCCAGTCACCACCGAAACCGCCACCAAAACCGCCGTTTGCGTTACCCATCGGCTGTACTGGCATAACCATTCCGTTTTCACTACCATCTGTTAAAGCCATTTCTTTTACCTCCTATGAATTTTTGTAGGTTAGGAATGCCACTCGTAAAACTGTGACATCCGTTATATAAAGGCGTGCGCACTTGCCTTAATATCAAAACTATGCTATACTATATCTGCGTTTATTCATACAGATAAACCCTTTCAGAAACGCATCCGATTCCCCCACAATACGCTGATCGGATGCGTTTCACTGTCTGAACATCCCACGCATCTGATTTGCCATCTGTACCGCCCTGTTATACTGTTCCTGTGTTACTTTGCCGGAATTAAGCAGGTTTTGAATATGCTGATTCGGATCACCGCCCATCTGTTGTTTTAACTGTTCCACTCTCTGCATAAGCGGATTCATCCCACCGCCGCCCATCAACTGATTAAAAATCGGATTTGCCATCGTCTGCCACCCCCTTTACCATCTGTCTGATCTTTTCTTCAAAAGCATTCAGTTCATCCCTTGTTACATAATCGCTTTGCATAAGTGCAGGTGCTTGCTGATTTTCTGCCTGTCGGATGGTATAATCCAGTATTTTCATAGTCGGCATACCGCTTGCATCTGCTGATTTCAGATAGATCGTCTGCGATTCACTATCCCACAACTGTACTGTTGTGTTTGGCGCAGTTAGATATGCTTTTGCACCTGCTTCGCCGGAAACCCAAATAATATTATTAACAGATTGCGTTTGTTGATTTTGCATAGGCTGTTGCATATACATTTGCGGTTGTGGTGTCATATACTGATAATTTATAGGGAAACCAGTATTATAAGCCATTGTGACATCCTCCTATTTGTGATATAATAAATTTTGGCGGATAGGGTAGCTCCCGAAAAACCGCAATGCCTAGCGGCATCCGCCATTATTTTTTAGGCACAACACGAAAGGCAGGTGTTATTTTTATGCAAGAAATATGGAAAGATATTCCTAATTATGAGGAATATTATCAAGTTAGTAATTATGGCAAAATCCGTAGTTTTCATAAGAAAAAATCAATAGATCAGCCATATTACGAATTAAAACCGACACTTATCAATTCCGGCTATTATAATGTAACGCTATACTCTCCAACACAAGGCAGGCACAAAATGCTTGTTCACAAAATTGTTGCGCAAGTATTTATTCCCAACCCTAATAATCTTCCTTGTGTAAATCATAAAGATGAAAATAAATTAAACAATTCTGCTAACAATCTTGAATGGTGTACTTATGCTTATAATAATGCGTATGGAACAGCGAAAATCCGTAGCATTGAAAAAATAAGTAAGCCGATAAATCAATTCACTTTACAAGGTACTTGGATTGCAACATATCAATCTGCATCCGTAGCAAGTAAATTATTAAATATATGCAAAACTGAAATACGTGATTGTTGCAAAAAAAAGTTGGAAACAGCAGGAGGTTACATTTGGGAATATGCTATGCCCAATAGTAAACAGGAATCTCATTCCCGGAATCCCATGAATCATAATAATCTCCATTCACAATAGTAACCACATGACCACCTGTTCCAACAACGAATGTTCCGACTGGATGATCTATACAAAAATCTTTTATTGTATAGCAGTCGGGGCATTTATTTGGAACTGAATATCTATAAAATCCTTCACCTCTTAAAACAGCTCCCCAAACACTATCCGAACTAGGCATATCAGCCATTTGAAAGCCTGCTTTGCATAACATTGTATATGCTTCTTCCCAATCTATTTTCAATGCTTTTGCCACTGCTCTAACAGAACAATCACCAACGATTCTTCCGGCTGGTGAAGGATTGTATTTTACCCACATAGCAACGCCCTCCGATAAAACAAGCATAATAAAAAGACACCGATTATTCGATGTCTTAAACGTATCAATTCCGTATCATTTTTATGCAAGAAAATAGGGATGCGCCAACATCCCTATTTCCCGAAAGGAAGTGTTAATATGGAACAAGTAGCAATTCTAACCATCATATATATTTTAGCACTTTTTCCTGCCCCTTGTAAACAATTCTTTTCACTTGTGCAACGGAAATTTTGAACTCTTCCGCAAGCGGTTCAAAACATATACCATCGATCAGTCTACGCTTCAATATCTGCCTATCCCGATCAGAATGTATATGCTCGTCAATCAATATGCTGATCTGACTATTCGTGTACTCAACCACGCCTTCTCCTACCGCTTCTTGCGTTACCGCCCTGTTTTACTCTGCCTGTACCGTGACACCGCTGACATTGCACATATCCTGTGTTACCACCAGTTTTCCTTCGCCTTCCCGTTACCGTCTGTCGTGCCATAGCTTATCTCCCCATCATTTCCGATGTAATTGTTTGTGCCAGTTTCACTTTCCTGTGTTACCGTGAAATATTCAAACTGTGATTCATACCATAACCACAGCGAATTAGTTACCACAAGCAGTACAATCAGTATAATTGTGGTAATCCACAGCCGCCGGATCGTGCGCTCCATCATCGCAACCGTACTTTCATGTACAATAAATTGGACTGTTTTCTGCTCGTCATTATTCATCGCATAAATTCCCCACGCTGACCATTTGCTATTTCTTCTTTACCGCAGATCAGATAGTGTTTATAATAGGCTTCCCAGTCATCCCCTAAAGCATCATTCAGATCCTTATTGGCTACTCTGTATCTAACAGGATCAAACGATACACACGCCTGCCTTGCTTCATCCATTCCGCACTGTGTAAAGTGCAGGAATAACTGTTCTTTGGTTCGTAATCCTGCCGCAGGAATATCGGGGTATCTCTTGATGTAATAGTCGGGATTGAACACAGGCTCAAAATCAAGACCATCCATCGCAAATCCGCTATTATATACAATGCCACCGTCAATCCGTGCGTTAATATCCTTTGCTATCTGCCCATTCTTCAGCAGATTGTGGATATAATTGCCGGGGCAGGCTGTCGGAGCAAACATACGATGTTCTGTTAATACCGCCGCAGGCGATCCATCATAATATACCGTCTGAATGTTGTTCCGCTTACAGATATCCACACACAGATCAATCAACGCTTTGTACGATGCATCGCTGATCGGATAATCACCGCTTGCCTTGCTATTGCTTACTTCAATAGTGATTGCGGTATCGTCATTTGCTCTATTACTGGATGTCCACGCCCTGTATTCTTCCGGCACAGATAATGCAATATCACCATAAACACCTATGCAATAATTCGCACTTGCGGCTTTACCACTATTCGCAAAGAATGTGGCAATCTCTTCCGCAGTATTCACACTTGCACTATGATGTATGGTGATCTTTGTGATCCTGCTTTTTCGTGTACTGTATTTTTTTGTGAGTTTGATAATGCTTGCCAATTTAGAAAAGATCATATCATCACTCCTGTACGCCGTGGGCGATGGCGGCACACAAGAAGCCGCCACCCACGACTATTCAGTTTTGAAAAAGAAAAGAGATCCTCCTTTCCTTTTTCTTACATTGTATCAAGGACATTTTAACTCGGTTTTAACTCGATTTTAACTCGGTGTAAACGTCATTGAAACTGCCCTTTAATTGATTAGTGCTTTGCGTTGATACAAATTTCAAATCTGTAGCAATCTTCACAACATGTGATATTGTATTCAAGTGCATCCCTTGATTCGCCCGTCAAGATATCACAATCTTCATATCCAACAATGTTACCTTGTTCGTTTACTTCTTTTTTTACTTCTTTATTTACTTCTTTCATGATGGTCTGCCTTTAATTATTACTTGAGCATTATTTAATACCTTGTATAGCCCGCTTTCTTCCCAAACTTCGTCACTTATACCTCTAGGTCTGTTCTTTCTCAAAACAGCATCAATATCCACAATACGACCGTGTTTTTCTGGTAATGTGATACAATTTTTTATTGCGTATCTCACAACATGTTCGTATTCAGGGCGCATAGGAAACTCATTGCATAATTGCACAGAGTTGTATACCTCTTCCGGTATGTTAATTACTATCTGCATCTTTCTCCATCCTTTCTAATGCATCTAAAAGTATCTCAACTCGCATCTTTGATGTCATACCGACATTGTTCATTCGTTCCACCGTACCAGCGGGGAGCCGTAAAGATATCACATCGTACTTACTGCGATATCTGTCTACGGCTTTCCGTAGGTACTCTGGCGTTTTCTTTTGCTTTGTATTCATATTTTTAGTATACATTAGATGGATGATTAAGTCAATAAATATTTATATAAATATTTATGCTAATATCTGCCCTTTAATTAACTACCACTCACCCAACTGTAAGTAGGTGTTCCGCTTGATACCGTTACCTGTAAGCTATATGTTCCATCCGTGGTAGGTGCATCGGGTACTTTTGCAAGCAATTCTTCTACTGCCGTACCGATAATAGGATGATACGGAACATACGGCGTTGCTGTATCACCTTCTTCCAACTGTGTTATATCAACATTTGCCTTTGTGATGGTAAAACGGAGATATGCACTATTTTCTGGAGCCTTAATCGTCTTGATAGATTGACTATAATATCCAAAACCTTCAATAAAGGTTTTATTTTCAGTGTAAAAGCATACGGAAGTTTGATTTCCAGTCAATGCTTGCATCGTATAGCTTTTACCTGCTGTTACAGGAATATATTCACTTATTGCAAATCCAGAATTAGTATTCTCTGCACCATCGTTACTTAAACTCTTGCCATCCACATATCCATTATCGGTATTTTTTGCGTTTTTATCAAAACGATTTACACGCTTATCCCATCCGATGCAATCCGCAACTTCCTCCGCCAACTCATTCACCTGCTCCTGCACCTGCCCAATACTTCCACTCACGCCATTTACAGTAACGGAGATATCCCCTGTGGATGCGTAGAGGGTGTTGGTGCCTTGTAAGAGCTGTATCTGTTCGGGTGTAAGCTGGATTGTTGTAGGGGTTTTTACTTTATAGCATATCTGTAATGGATTGCTTGACAAATATGTTCTCCAATCAGATACCGTTGTGATTGAACGCAATCCTACAATAATTCTTGTAAAATCAGAGCTTGCCGGATATGTCAACAACGCATCATAATCGCCCCATGTTTCGTTAATCGGAACATACTCAATCTGATTTGAAATAATCTCGCTCTCATTTCCACCAACGGAATTATTCAAATGGTCAACGCTTACTGTGGTATACATTGCATACGCCGAAGCAGAACTCTGCCCCCACATATCCCAGCTTTCATCATTTGAGCCATCGTATTCCACAAATACTTTATCCACCGTCATCACGCCACTATCAAAGTCCACCGTACCACCGTAGATGGTATCTCCGAGGGCGATGGTGTAGGTTTGCGTTTTCGGCGGTTCGTAGTCCGTAACAACAGAGCCCTTCTCTAACTGTATATACAGATCTTCATTGCTAAACGACACCCCTGAACCGACAAGCAACCGTATTCCTTTGACTTCGCCAGTTGACGTTACGGAGTTAAAGCTGTTCACATAGTCAGTAAAGTTGTCTCCTCTGTATATATATGCCTTTACGTTTTGCAGACCACAGCTAAATGTATATGTACCGTTTGGAAGGTAAATAGAACCATTTTCCGTTGCTGTACCACTATTGTCAAAAATCTTTAGCCATGCAGTCGAAGTCGATGTTCCGTTTATCTTGAAATGCGAACCGTCAACTCTTGTGACAGTTATTCCTGCATAAGTGTCAGATTCGGCAAGGTCAAGAGCCAGAAGATTCTTCCCATCCCTCTGCACGCTTGTCTCCGTATGTCCGCTGATGGGGCAGATGTTGGTGTAGGGGGTGAAGGTGGTTGCCGTTTCACCAGCTTCTAACTGCATCTGAACTTTAAACTCTCCACCACCAGAAC